ACACCACGGGATGGGTTTGAATATCGCTGGATCAGAACCAGCGCACATGGCAAAGCTGACAACACCAATGTATCGCGCAAGTTTCGTGAGGGTTGGGTTGCAGAGAAAGCAGCAGATCATGCAAACCTGCAGTTAATGTCCGATATCAATTCCCATTTCAAAGGGAATCTTGAGGTTGGGGGTTTATTGTTGTGTTCGTGTCCTACTGAGATTCTCGATCAGCGCCGTGCCCATTTTGGCAAGTTGGCTGCTACCCAGATGGCAGCAGTTGACAACAGCTACATGAACGAGCAAGACCCTCGTATGCCGTTGAGTATTGAGCGGAGTACGAAGGTGAATAAATTCCGTGAGGGTTGACTTCCAGCTGGGAGTAGCCCTTGAACATTAATTTGTAACAGGAGACAATTATGTCTACTACAGCTACTCCCTATGGGCTAAGACCCGTAAAGCGAGCCGATGGTATGCCGTATGCTGGCGCGGTTTCGCATTACCTGATCGACCCTGCAGGTGTTGCCAACAACATCTTTAACGGTTCAATCGTGCAGTTAACCGCTGCTGGTTATATTGAACTGGCAGATGGTACAGGCAAAGACATCACGACCAACAACTTCGGCGGCTCATCTATTGGCGCTGCTGGTGTGTTTGTTGGCTGTGAGTATGTCAACGCCGCAGGCCAACTTGTACATGCTCAGTACTACCCGTCAGCCTACGCAGCGCCAACCGGCACTTCAATTACTGCCTACATTGTCGATGACCCAAACGTACTTTTCCAAGCTCAGCTTGACGCAGTAAGCGGCCAAGATGATATTGGTACAGTCACCGGGTTCGCGGCAGCACAACACGCTACTACTTCAGGCGGCACCGCCTTCGGCAACTCTACTATGGCTTTGGATGCTACTGTCCAGACTACTGTGGGTTGTTTGTTGATATGTGCTTTCGTCTCTGCAACGGACGACACGTATCCTGATGTTCTGGTCCGATTCACCACAGGTGGTCATCGCATGACGATGAACACTGGCGTATAAGGAGGCTAAGAAATGGCTATTTCACGCGCACAAGCACTGAAAGAACTGTTGCCCGGCCTGAACGCCTTGTTTGGTCTGGAATACAAAAAGTACGAAGATGAACACAAGATGGTGTATGAAGGTGATACATCTGAGCGTTCCTTTGAGGAAGAGGTAAAACTCTCTGGTTTCGGTGCTGCACCGGTCAAAAATGAAGGCTCTGCCATCACTTATGACTCTGCACAGGAATCATACACCGCACGGTACACGCATGAGACCATCGCTATGGGCTTCAGTATCACTGAAGAAGCCATGGAGGATAATCTCTATGCCTCACTGTCTGCACGGTACACCAAAGCGCTTGCACGGGCTATGGCATACACCAAGCAGACCAAGGCAGCAGCCATACTGAACAACGGCTTTACCACGTTCTTGAGTGGTGATGGTGTTGCGCTGTTGGCTACTAATCACCCCTTGGTAAGTGGTGGTACCAATGCCAACGAGCCTGCGACAGCAGCCGACCTGAATGAAACCTCACTGGAAGATGCGGTAATCAATATCGCTGCATTCACCGATGAGCGTGGACTTCTGATCAGTGCCCGTCCTCGCAAGTTGATCATCCCGCCTGCCCTGCAGTTCACCGCAACACGATTACTGGAAACAACCGGTCGTGTTTCTACGGCAGACAACGACATCAATGCGCTGAAGAACAACGGATCAATCCCTGAAGGTTATGGTATCAACCACTACCTGACGGACCCCGATGCGTGGTTCCTCACCACCGATTGCCCAAATGGCCTGAAGCACTTCACTCGCGTGAAGCTGGCGACATCCATGGATGGTGACTTTGATACCGGTAATGTCAGATACAAAGCTCGTGAGCGTTACAGCTTTGGTGTTTCTGATCCACTGGCTATCTACGGATCACCCGGCGCGGCGTAACAGTAACAAGTTAGTACCAAGAGGGGAGGCACACGCTTCCCCTCTGCTTCCACCTCGGTCATCTTGACCGCATCGTACTACCCCTTAACTTTATAGATTCCGGCACCTTTCGGGGTGTGTTCGGAAGTTGACGCCAGTCATGGCAGGAGCATAATCATGAGCGAAACACATTTTTCAGGTCCAGTAGTATCTGCAGGAGGCTTTGAAGGCTCTGCAGTATCAGGCACCGCAGGCGCAGGCGTAACCGATGGAACGGGCGCAGTTCTTTCTGTCGAGGTCACCAAGGTTGGCAAGGTGGTTAACACCCAGATTTTTGTTGATGTAACCGACCTGCAGTCCTCCACCACCGATCTGGATATTATCGGATCAGGCACCAGTGCGGCTTATCTGCTGCAGATTGACAATGCAACCATGGGCCAGTTGTTTGCTGTGACCATGACTTGTCTGGAAGCGCCATTAACAGGTGTCACCTCTATTGATCTGTATTCAGCAACGGAGGCCACGGGTGCATTTGATACTGGAATTGGCACTCTGACAGAAACCATCTGTATTACCGCCAGTGCTGCTTGGACGGTCAGTAAGACCCAAACCGCAACCCCAGCCACAGACATACCGGTCGATGACTCGTATCTGTATCTGACATGTGGCGCTGCAGGCACAGTGGGCACTTACACTGCTGGTCAGTTCATTATCGAGCTGTATGGCTACTTGGCATGAGAAGGCCAATACCAGAACCCGTAGCTGAGCCTTCGCCTCAGAAAGCCCCTAAAAAGGCTCCACCAAAGAAGAAGGTTTCCAAGAAGTAATTCACCAAGGGGGAGTTTCGGCTCCCCCTTACTGAGGACATGTTATGAGTAATTATCAGAAATATGGGACGCTCACAACTGACGCCAGTACGGTTTCCGTAGCGTGTCGTGGTTGGGCTACCTTGTCTGCACATCTGGATTCAGGTACTGGCACTCTCACGTGGGAGTTTCAAGGCCCAGATGGGGTTTGGCGTAATATCTTTGGTGGTTCAGACAACATCACCCTACAAGCTTACACGGCCACCAACATGGTTAATATCTACTTTGGTAACGATGTTATTGTCCGGGCGACAGGAAGCGCTGGGACATCTCCCGTTTGGGATTGGCAGATCATGAGCAACGTCAACAACCGTACAGGGGCTTAACCTGTTATTAACTATAAATCAGGACCACTAAAAAAAGGAATAATAATGTGGATGATATTAACTATGGGTGGTTGGTTGGGGCTATTGTCCCACCGGGGGTGGCGTATGCGTTCCATCTTGGGTTTAAGGTCAACAAACTTATCAGTATGGTAGGGGAGTCGCTTAAAATGCAAAACGACCCCGAAAAATATGGTTTTGGCACAAGCGGGTTAATTAAAGTAATGGAGGCTCAAGGTCAAGACTATAAAAGAATTCTTGAAAGTCAACGGGATTGCTTAAGGGAGCTGGTTCATTTGCATCGTTTTGAGGCTGAAGAAAGAACGGGGATGAAGATACCCCCTTATGTGAGAGAACCTAAGTAATGCGAAATTATCGTCACGAGTATGACACCTACCACGCTAAGCCGAAGCAGAAGAAGCGCCGAGCTGAGCGTAATTCATCACGCAGAAAGATGGAGAAGGTGGGCAGGGTCAAAAAAGGCGATGGTAAGGATGTGGACCACAGAGACAGAAACACTGCAAACAAAAGTCGCAGCAACTTACGGGTGACAAGTCAGAAGCAAAACCGTGGTTGGCGTAAAGATAAATCCTAGGAGAAAGAAATGGCGATCAATTATGGTGGTGGTCCAGACGGGATAATGGAACAGAATGATCCTTATGGTGCTAAAAAAGAAATTATTAGTGAGCAAGCGGTACCGCCGGGGTTTATGAATCCTGCTGTCCAGCCCATGCCTGTTGAGCAAGGGGTACCGAAGGAGTTCATGAATCCCGCTCCACAGCCTATGCCTATTGACCGAGGTCCACCAGCTGACTGGAAACAGCAACCATATCCCGTAATTGGTGGCAACCCACAGCCGTGGGATGGACGATTGAAACACGGTATGCCGGGGGGTGATTGGGGTCCGGGTGGTGCGATAGGTCCAGAACCTATGCCTTACGACACATCAAGAATCTATGGTGGCGGTTCTGGAAGCGATACTTCCTTCACACAGCCTCCGGGTTGGGTAAGCACCGGAGATGGACAGCTTCCACAGAGTGACCCCTATGGCAATATGACTTATGAGCAACAGGCGGCTGCGAACCGCGCCCGAAGCACACCTACATATGATATGCGGGATGCTTTTGGTCGGCGTGAAAGTGATCCTAACTACAACCGTGGTTCCATGGGTTTACGTGGTGATGGGATGTCGCCACAACAGCGAGATGTAATGCAGCGTTCTCAAGCCCGTGTGATGGGCGGTCGTGGTTCTGGTTCTATGAATCAGCAAAGGCAGAATCAAGCCATGGGTAAGGGTGGCGGTCAGCAGGATCAGGGTTACGGTGACTTCCAGCGCCAGCAGGCTTATGGTGGTAAAGGCGGCGGTGGTGAGAGTTATTTACAGGATATTAACCAGCAGATGCTGGGTGGTGGTATAGGTGCCGGTAGTCTGGATGGATGGCAGCGTCCCGGTGGTGGTGGTTTTGGTGGTTTAGGTTTAAATCAGGACTTTCAGAACCAGCAATACCAGAAAGGTTACCAGCCCGGACCCCCGTCCCAATACGGTTCAGGTGGTGGTCAAAACGCCATGATGAAGGGTGTACAAGACCCTTATGGAGCCAGTCAGATGGGTCCATTCCAGCAACCACAGCAGGGCTTTAATCTTGCCTCTGCAGGTGGTAGTGGTGGTAAGGGCGGCTCGTCTGGTGGCTCGGGTAAGGGCGGTGGATCAGGTGTTGGTATGTCACAAACCCAGCCAGTTAATCAACCTGCCATGGCATCAGGCGGTTATGTCGGTCGTTTTAGAAGA